AGGTTCAAGATTGACTCAGAGCGCAGTGTTGCCAAGAGTGTCGTCTTGACGTTTGAGGGCTATGGAACTGCGCCTGCTGGTAATGGCGTGACAATTAAGGTTTGGAACCACGCGGCTTCGGAATGGCAGTTAGTTCAGACGGGAACGAGTGGAGATGATGAGACGGTTACAGTGGCGGTGTCTTCGTCGGTTGCGGATTTCGTTGACTCGGATGGATACGTTCACTTGCTGGCGAGGACAACGAATGCCAGCGACGGCGTGGTCCCGGCTGTTCTGTTCTGTGATTACGTTGAGTGTGTGGTCACGGTTGAGGGGATAACGTACGTGGATGTGGTCAGTTTTCGGGACGAGGACCAGGTGAACGTGAAGCCGTTTGTTTGGGGGACGGAGTTCACCGTGAAGTCATGGTTGTTTGAAAACGTAATTGCAACATGAATTTGAGGAGTGCGAAGTTGAGACATGAGTGTGTTTGGTGCGCATGAGGCGAAGGTCTACTATGTTCAAGAGGCAACTTTCGGCGTTACCCCTACGAATCCAAGTATGCTCGGCATTGCTACGGCTGAAGATGTTGAACCGAGTTTGAATCCGAGTTTGGTCAAGCTGAGAGGCGTGGGTTCGAGAGACTTGAGCTTGATTCGTAGGGGCGCGCGGGAGGTGGGCTTGAAGGTGGTTTATGCGGTTCCGAGTGCCGCGCCTATTGATTTCTTGCAGTTTGTGCAGACTTTGAATTCGATGAGTGTTGAGTTGTTCTATGAGAAGTCTTCTGGTATCGTTGACCTGTTGCATAAGGGCTGCAGGATTGACAAGTTGACTGTTGAATGCTCGGTTGAGTCTGTGATCAAGGCGACGGCTGAACTTGTAGGTCAAGACTTAGCTGTGGGTACGTCCAAGATTTCGGGTGCCAGTTACTCTGACTATTCTGGCGCAGTTCCCTTCTACGAAAGCTACGTCAAGAAAGGCGCGACAGTCTTGGAGCGTGTGACGGATTTCAAGTTCAGTATAGAGAATAACCTGAAACGCGTGCCTGTCATTCGATCGACGAGTGGGCACTTGTTGAAGTTCTTACAGGAGCGTCACAGAAATTGCAGCGGTGAGCTGACTTTTGAGTTTGAGAGCAAGGAAGAATTCGACGATATCATAAACGACGGTGAATTCACGTTGGAGTTCGGGTTGGGCGGAGCCAACAAGGCGGTTTTCACGGGGTGCAAGTGGGAGAGCGTTGGGACGCCGACGAGGACTGAGGATTTGGTTTCTTTGAGGGCTCCGTTTGTGGCCAAGTCGATTGCGATTAGTTGAGGGTTGCTGTGCTTGGAAGTCAGGGTTTTGCGTGGTTTTGGTCGTGAGGCACATTTGAGGCGGAAGTGGAACAGGCTTTGGGTTGAGATTGGTGAGCGTATTCGGCGTTTGCCAGTTAGGGAGCAGAACATTCTGTTGGAGGATTTTCACACGGCGATTGAGAGTCGGCTTTTGGTTATGGAGCGGGTTACTGATGCGAACAGAGAAGGTTGAAGTTGACGAGCGTTTTGGCAAGGAGTATGCTGGGTGTTATGTTTTTTCCGAGATTACGTGGGCGAGGAGGAGCCGGATTATTCAGAGGCACACTCGGTACAATTCGGTGACGGGGCAGGTTGTAAGCAGTGATTTTGTGGCTATTCAGGCTGAGACGGTGTGGGCGAGTTTGAGGGAGCAGCCTCTTCATAAGCCTGTTACGTTGGAGAAGCTTTTGGGCGAAGACGAGGGGGTGTCTATTGAGTTGGGGGAGTTGTTCTCGCGCGTTGCGAACAAATTGTGTGGGGTTACGGTTGATGAGCAGCGTTTTTTATCCGAGCGGTGAGGAGGCGGATTCCGCATCGGGCGTTGACTGAGTTTAGGCTTTGTAAAGAGTTCGGTTGGACTCCATGTGAGCTTGGTAGACAATCCGCGAAGGCTGTTGAAGAATTCGTATTGATTCTGAGCGAGGTTGATCGGCAGGCGGATGAGGAAATGGTTAAAGCAAAGCGAGAAGCGCGTCTTCGAACAGGTTAGTTACAGATTTGTTAGACGCGTTTTGTTTTGTTCGCTCCGGTTTCGGAATTGATGACTGTTCGTGGCATGGAAGCGAAGAACCAGACGTCTCCGAAGTTCTTTTGTAAGACTTTGACGAGACCGCTGTTTTTTGTGTATAAGGATGAACTCTCTGACGGCCTTGCTTTTGTCGAGGTTGAGATTAAGGCTTCTTTTGCGTCGAAGATCATGTAGTTTCCTGGAAGGGAGTCGATGTGTCTGAGGTCAATTACCTCTCTGGCAGGTGATATGCTTTGCCTTATGAGTTTTTGAAGAGAGTCTTCTTCGTGGGTTCTCTCAGTGACTATGCGTATGGTGACGCCGTTTCGTGCTGCTTTCTTGAACAAGTCGGACTCCGTGTGTAAGAAGTGCGCGAGGTCTTCTCTGGATGAGACGATGTCGATTTGTTTTTTTGAGTTTTTGATGAGGGTGGAAGTCTTGGTTGACACTGGTTCTCTTCCTGGAATCAACGAGAACAGTGGGGCTTCTTCGCTCTCTGGTTCTGGTTCGTGCTTGTGCACTTTGTATTGCCTAAGAAATTCGTCCGCGCTGGCGTTAAGTTGGGACATTTTTTGGGAGGCTTCGTCTTGTCGACGTTTTATTAGGAGGTGGAGGGCTTCCTCTAATGGGAGGGCGTGGATTTTTACTGGGGCGCCGAGTGATTTTTCTATCAGTCCGAGTTCTTCGAGTTTTGGCAGTGCTCTGTAGATGTCTTCGCGTCGCACTTGGGCGTGCTTTGCGATTTCGCCGACTTGGACTGCACCCAGTTTGACTATGGTGACGTAGACTTTTGCCTGATTGAGGGTTAATCCGAAGTCGCACAGAATTTTGGCGTTTTCTTCAAGGGATGAAGTGACCATTTCCCTCTTGCTCCGTGTAATCGTAAGAGTCTTCACGAATAGTTGTTTTGCTCTGATATTTAAACCGATTCACCTGCTGTCTTGTTGAAGTTACATCATGAAAATGGTTCTAGAGTCTGTGCTTTCTACAATGTTGCCAAACGCGCATTCTGAAAAAGCATATTGATTTGGCCCTGTCTGAACCAAGTTGAAGAACTAATCGCCTTGAACGGCATGACATCAGTCAATCATGAACACCTTTTCCAACTTCTTCTTATGGTCGTGCATCAACAAAACCAGTCATTGCGAGTCATCTTCATCTTTTCTCTATTTTATCAGATTTTATCCGATTCGACTTAAATCACGCCAGTCTCCCTTGTTCAATCACGGAGACTATGCAACTTGATAGAAATGCAAATTGACACGCAAGGCATCATGGAGATGCGGAATAAACTGGACCATCTGGACCAGATCATTGCCCGACGCGTTGACGATGCATTGAACCTAGAAATCACGGAAACGCAGACCGCCGCGAAGCGATTGGCGCCGAAACGCACAGGCAACCTAACATCGTCCATCTTCTCTGAAAAAACAGGCGAATGGGCATTCAAACTGGGAGCCAGAGCGGATTATGCCGTCTTCGTCGAGTTCGGAACACGCTTCATGCAAGCAAAACGATTCATCACGCTAGCGCTGGAATCTGCTATGCCGCGGTTGGTTCAACATGTGAACACCGCCATAGAAGAAGCCATAACGGAGGCAGCTACGAGTTGAGCTTCCACGAGATATCCATTGCTGTGCGCGCTGAGAACCGAGCCAGCTACGCCATTCGCACAATCGCTTCAGACGCTATTCACCTAGCCTACTCCTTCGGTGCACTCGACAGCCAAACCGGACGAATGCTCACGGGAATAATTAGCGCCGTCCATCTCTTCGGCTCATTAAAAAGCGTCCTGACGGCCACGTCAATCGCCAACGTAGCGCACACGGTCTCGTCACACGCTGCCGCCGCAGCAACCTGGCTGCTAAACTCCGCGTTAGCCATGAAAATAGCCCTACTAACCCTAGGCGTCGGCTTGATCGCCGCAACCGCCGCTTACATGACATGGCTAGCCTCAACCACACGAGATGCAGCAAACGCTCAAGCCGATTACAACGCCGAATTAGCCAGAACACCCATGAGCTCAAGGTCGATTAGGCGAAGCGGTGAAGACGCAACCTACTATCGAAGAGGCGTGGAGTACCAGTGAGCGTCGGCTCACCCGTTTGCTCGGTCGTGCTTGGCACTGTGACACCGTCCCAGAGTGACATCATTGACTTGCAGGTTCATCTGGGCGCCACCGACGAAGTGTCAAGCTTCGAGTGTCTACTGCAGAACTTCGACAAGAAATACAGCTTAGACGGCACGTATCCGATTGACGTCGGCGCAGATGGCAGCGTAAGCATCGGCAGAGCTCCGAACAACCCGCTGTTGGCAACCGTGACCGTTGAAGAAACCAAAGCCCTGTCAGATTCACGAGGTGAAAACTACCTGCGTGTTTCAGGCCGCTGTTGGGGTGAACGCCTATTCAGAAGAGTTGTCACAAAAATCTACGAGGGCCAGAAGGGCGAAGCTGTGGTCAAGGATTTGATCGACAACTACGTTGGACTCAGCCACACTCGCAACTCTGTTGAACTCGTCGAAGACACGGACACCACGTACACGCGACTCGAATACGAGAACACACCCGTAATCGACATCTTGAAGTACATTGCCAAAACAGCCGACAAAACAGGCGTGATAGGCTTCGACTTCCGCGTCGCACTCGACGGCAAATTCGAATTCTTCCCACGCAACAGCAAGACATCAACCGTGAATCTCTCCGAACGCCTAGAAAACAGCGAATACCAACGCAGTGTTGTACGAAAACGCGACAAAATCTACGTCTACGGCGCCGCAGAGAAGAAATATCCGTCGAACGGCGACGCCTGGACCGAGACGCTTGACATAAACAACGACGCAACTAACGACTGGGTGAGCGGAACAGGCACAGGAACAGTCTCACTGGACGGCGCAGTCAAAGCCACGGGCGCATATTCAATCAAGCACACCACTGGCACATCGGATTATTACGGTCGACTCCGCCTCATCTTTCCAAACGGATGTCAACCCAACTGCAACACCTTCCAATCCTTACAATTTCAGATACGCCGCGAATCAGCATTCAGCGGAGCCTGCACAGTCATTCTGGTTGACAATTCTGCTCGTTGGGCAACGCGCGAGTTTCAACTGCAAGCTGACAAGTGGGTTCTCGAAAAATTCAACGTGAGCAAGAAATACAGAGACGAGTGGCAGGGCACGGATCTAGCCAACTTCAACTGGGAAATCATAAACGAAATCCTGTGGGACATGCACTTCAATGGAACGGGCACGGGCAGTTTCTGGCTGGACAACCTATTCTTCAACACGGCGCGGTGGAGCGCCACGTACGGCTCAGGCGCTAGAGAGCTGGCTGAAACCGACGAGGAACTCCACAGTGACAATGAGTGCCTGCTCCGCGCCAAAGCACTCCATGACAGCCTAAGTGCACCCGTGGAATACATCCGAGTCATGAGCAACGTCATTGACTATGGAAATACGCCGATTCAAGCAGCCGACAGAATATGGATCACGCTGCCAAACGAAAACGTCGACGGCTACTATAGAGTCGTCAGCGTCGAATATCACCTAATAGCAGATACACAGACACTAGAAACAACGCTCGAACTGGGCAAAGAACCGCCAATGCTCGCCGACTACCTGTACGCCCTGAAAAACCGAAGCGGCAACCTGGCCCGGTACAAAATCGGAAGGGCATAAGCCTTGGACCGAAAACGCACAGTCCTCGAAGTCCGTGACGACCTACACAGAGAAATTAAAAGACTCGCACTACTCAACGACATAAAAATACACGAACTAACCAACGCCATGATCGAACAAAGCCTAAGAGACCAAGAACAAGTCAGAGCGCTAATCAGGAAACTGAAGCTTTAACTCATGATTCTCAAAAAAAATGAAGGGGGTTTCTACGGTAACTGTTTACCGTAGTTCTTGGCTATCATGGCAATGTCTCTTATGTCGACTTTGCTGTCTCCATTGACGTCAGCTATCGAATTCCACGCAGGGTGCCCTGGATAAGAGCCAAAAGCCTTCGCTGCAACTGCAAGGTCTTTAATGTCAACTTTCCCGTCACGGGTCAAGTCACCAAACAAGAAAGGCGGATCATAAAAAGCGTATTGGCCATTTATCTTATTGCATGGGATTTCGTAGGAGTTAGAGTCAAGCACAAACGTCGCGTACGGGGCCGACTTGCTTATGTCTAACACGCTGAACAGGTTACCCAACGTCGGTCCTTTGATTATCTCGAATTCTATCACTGCCAGCAGTCCCGTGCCACTGAATCTCGGCTGGTCGTTGCCCAGGACCATGTCTCCGAACAACAAGGCTTCGACGGAGCCATCCGCATCGTCGTCAAAGAAAATTCGGGGTGAAGACCAAACGGTTTTTCCATAGAAAACCCACTGAGCATCCCATGCGGGCATCCAGACCCGCGTTATGTTTAGAATGGAATCGTCAATTCCTAGATAGACCTGATACGAGAAGAGGTCTGTCACGTTGCTGACCCAGACTGTGGCGTTGAAGCGTGTGCCAACCGAAGTCGTGTTGTCATAGAACACAAAGTTCTGATCCCCTGTCTGCGGGTTCACAACAGCTACATTGGTATGGACCGGCGGTGGCGGCTCGACGATTTCACCGAAGACCGCCGTCAGCGTGTGGCTTGTCCCATTACCTTGTCCAGGTATTGTAATTGGGTTCGAATTTCCATAGTTCATTGAGTCGAAGATCCAGTTGTAGAACTGGTATCCTGTGTTCGGTGTGGCTGTGACGCTTAATCTTCCAGTAATGCTTATTGTTCCAGATGGAGATGTGCTGCCTGAGCTAACAGGTATTGTCGTGATTGTGACGGACCACGTGTTAGGCGGTGGTGGTGTTTGATTCACGTCGTCAAACATGGCCTGGTAGTACATCCGTCCTAGACCATAGTGGTGACTGAATGCAAATGCTTGACCGTTCTCCCATGTAGCTACGACTTGACTGTCGTTGTGCATCCAGGTGACCGATGAGAAGGAGTAAATTCCTGACTCTGCATAGACAAGGTCGCCCTCTGCTAGACTTGTGTTGAGCGGGTTGTCAATCGATGCGTATGCCTGATCACCTGAATTGACGAAAAATCCGGCGCCGAA